GCGAGTGCAGCGCAAAACCAAGCTTTTGCAGGGAAGCCAACCTCCCCGCAATCTGTTCAGATCAGCCCGGAACAGATGAGCACGATATCCGGCTTGCTGATGGATTTCAAAACGGAGACAACCGTGAATTACAATCTTCCTCCAGGCGCGGTCCAGGTTACGGTGCATGAGGAACACCCGATCGATGTGGAAGGATTGATCCTTCTGATCGGTCAGCGGCTGAGAGCCGAATTCAGCAAAGCGGCGCAGAACCGGAAGCCGACTCCGATGGCCTATTGAAGATGATGGTTACCAGCAGGCCTGAAGTCGGTCCGAAGGCATCCATACAGAAAGGAGGGGGCCAAGTTGGAGTTTCTTTTGAAGAACGGAAAAGGCATGACATTCCTGTTCCCGGTCAACCCCGAAGAGGTGACCATTTCACGCCAAAAGGGACTGGAAACGGCTACGATTCTCAACTTTGGGGAATTTGATTTTCCGCAAGGGAATCGGATTAAGGAGATATCGTTCTCTTCATTTTTCCCGCAAGAATATGATGCAGCTTTTTGTAAAGGCCTTGAGAGAGATCATATTAAACCGCAAACCGCGATGAATAAACTTAACGAGTTTTTGACGTATAAAACGCCGCTGCAATTTGTCATTACCAAGACGGCGGTGAACGTTCCGGTGTACGTCGCCTCCCATCAGTCCACGTTCCGGGGCGGGGAGGTTGGGGATGTGTATTTTGACATCACGCTCCGGACATGGAGCGACATGAAGGTGGCCAAAACGGTAGGCAGCAGCGGGGCATCTGGAACGAATAAAAAGCCCCGGGCCGACATGAAGGAAAAGAATAAAACGTACACCGTGAAGGCGGGAGACTCACTCTCCAAAATCGCCAAGCTGGAGCTCGGGGACAGCTCGAAATGGAACCAGATCTACAAGCTGAATCAGAAAATGATCGGTAAAGATCCGAACGCCATCAAGCCTGGCCAAAAGCTGGTGCTGTCATGAGTTACAAGGTGATTTTGCAGGATCAATACGATTTATCTCCTTTGGTGGAAGCGATCAGTCTACGGGATTCGCTTGAACAAGTCGCTTATCAGGGAACTGTCAATCTGGTCGTAACGCCGGATATGCCGCCGATCTCGCCGGGAATGGCGATCCGGATCAGCGGAATCCCTTACGGTAAAAAGGACTATGTCCCCCTGCTGCACCCAGCTGTCGTGTGGGAAGTGGAAACCTCGAATAACGGCGTGAAGCGGATGACCCTCACGCTGTACGATCGGACGGTATATCTCGACAAGTCGGAGGATGAATATCTGTTCCCGGCAAAGCAGACCGCTACCCAGCGATTCAAAAAGTACGCGGCGGACTGGAATTTGAAAATTGCGGTTTTGCCCGATACCGAGAAGCAGCTGGGGCGTTCCGTTTACCGGACGCAGTCGATCTATGCCAGCATGTTCGCTGATCTGCGGGAGACGGCCAAAGCCGGCGGCAAGCTGTATCATCCGCGGATGATCTCTTCAGGGCTTGAGCTGTATGAGTTGGGAACGAATAAAGAGGTCTACATCCTGGAGGCTATCACGGATACTACGCAATCGCGGACGCTGGAGGGCGCGGCAACCAAGGTCAAGGTGCTGGCGACAGCCGCAAGCGAGACCGGAAAAGAGGTTCCTTCCAAGGTGATGGCCATCGAGGAGAAGGATATCGCCAAATACGGCCAGCTCCAAGCTATTATTCAGGATGATGAAGTGAAGTCGCCTGCGGCTGCCCGCCAGCTGGCCAGGAGCAAACTAAGGGGGATTCGGGAGACCATCTCCCTCAATGCACCCGATATCAATACGATCCGCGCCGGAGATGCGGTCATGCTGGGCTCGATGAAAATGCTCGTGATTTCCGTCAGCCGGGAGCTGGGAAGTCCAGGGAGCATGATGCTGGAGCTGGGGAGTTATGACGATGTAAAAAGGAGGTTTTACCTTGAATAAAGACCCCTATGGACAATTGGCGTCCACCCTATATGCCTCAATGAACAAGCAAACCCGTCAAGCCATGGGCGGCGTAGGGGCCGTGCTCGGCACGATAACCTCGACGGGACTCAAGCTGGATGATTTCAAGCATGAGTTGCAGGACTATATGGTAGCAGAGCTGCCGGGAATGCTGTCCTTGCCCCGTTATACGGCTAAGGGCACCGTGACTTTGGGGGGCCAGCAGCAGGATATGACGTTTGATGCCGAAGAGAACGAAGTAGAAGATACCCTTTTTGAGCTGGGAAAAGGCTTGAAACCGGGGGACCGCGTGCTGGCCGTTCGGGTCAACAGCGGCAATGACGTGGTGGTTGTATGCAAGGTGGTGAGCAGTGGTGGCTAATTTATTCCCGGAAGGCGATGACATGATCTGGACGGATGCGACCGATCCGGAGGTACTGGAAGGAGACGGGGCTGTTTTTGGACGAAGCTGGCGGTATGATTTTGAAGCCGGCGAGTTCATGATGTCCCCGACCCGGAAGATTCCGGTTGCGGACGAGAAGGAGGCTTGGGTCATCTGGTGCGGAAAAGCGATCCGTACGCCGCGTTACCGTCATTTGATCTATACGCGCGATTACGGCAGCGAGCTGGAGGTGCTGGTCGGCAAAGGCTATGACCGATCTCTGCAAGAGAGCGAAATTCAGCGCATGGTCACCGAGACACTGCTGGCGGACGCTCGGACGGAGAGCGTGGATCAGTTCCTTTTTGCCTGGGAAGGAGAAGCTTGCCGTTTCAGCTGCCGTATTACAAGCGTCCGGGATGAGACGGAAATTATAGAAAGCGTGGTGATCTGATGGCAGATTTGCCATTATATTTGTTGGATCAGACGGAAGAGAACATTATGAACCGCATGCTGAACAAAGTGCCTTCGGACATCGACAAGTCGGAAGGCTCTTTTATTTGGGATGCGCAGGCGCCGGTGGCGTTTATGCTGTCCGAAGCCGCCTTGTGGGCACAGGAGTTGCTGCGCCGAGGCTTTGCAAGCACCGTGGCAAGCGATCGTCCGGATATCCGTTCCGCCGAACTCGATCTGAGGACGGCAGAGCATGGGATTACCCGGCGTGAAGCGGTCGCTTCGTCCGGCAGCGTTCTTTTTACGGGGAGGCCGGGGACAACGGTGCCCGCCGGAACCTATGTCGCTACGCCAGCCGATGAGGGATCCGGGGAATCCTCCGTGGAGTATGTGACCACGTCAGGCGTAACGCTGAATGACGTGGGTATCGGCACGGCGCCAATCCGCGCGGTTACGCCGGGCAGCAGCGGGAATGTTCCCGCAGGCGTCATTCAGCTTATGATGACGTCGGTCAGCGGCGTAACATCGGTTACGAACCCGGAACCGACCCGGAGCGGGACGGGTACCGAAAGCGATCAGTCGCTTCTGGAGCGTTTTTACGCCAAAGTCCGAAGCCAGGGAACGAGCGGCAACAAAGCGCAATACATGCAGTGGGCCAATGAGATTGCCGGCGTTGGCGGCGTGGAAGTGGCGCCGTTGTGGAAAGGGACCGGCACCGTTGGGCTGTATCTTCTGGATACGGACAAGCGTGCGGCTAGCCCGGATATCGTGGATGCCGTTCAGCAGCATATTGACCCATCGCAGGATGGACAGGGAGAAGGCGTAGCCCCGGCGGGTCCCGTTATTACCGTGATGCCAGCGGCGGAGGTTCCGATTGATATCTCCGTCAAAGTGCAGCGTACGCAGGAGCAGCCTTCGACGATGGACGAAATTCGGAAGCTGATCGAGGACGGCGTTCGGGTGTATTTACAGCAGATTGCTTTTAATAGGAAAGATCCGTTGGTTAGATACACTCGTATTGCCGCCGTATTGCTGGATATCCCGATTATCGTCGATTACTCGGATTTGACGATTAACGGCCATACCGAGCAGCAGAACATCGAAATTGGCTCCGGTCAGGTTGCGGTGCTGGGGACGGTGAGCGTAAGTGAATAATGCCCGAATGAACAGCTTGCGGGGTCGCGAGCTGTTTTCTTATCTACCGGCCTATTACGAGACTTCCCGCGTCATGCAATCCGATATGGATGCCAAGGGCAGCGAGTTGGATGCACTCTACCAGGCGCTGAACTCAGCCGCAGACCAGTTCTTTGTCCGTACAGCAACCTGGGGCCTGGAGCGCTGGGAGATGGAGCTGGGCATTCCCACCGACCGGAACAAGCCGATCGAGCAGCGGCGGGCGGTGCTGGAGTCCAAGCTGCGCGGTGCGGGGACTTTCTCCGGAGCACTCGTGAAAAATGTGGCGGAAGCTTACGATGGCGGCACGGTCGAGGTATCTTTTCAGCCCGAGGAATGGGGCTTCACGGTTAAATTCGTGGATACGCTTGGCATCCCGCCGAATCTGGAGGACTTGAAGTCAGCGATCGAGGAGATCAAGCCGGCGCATCTGGCGGTGGCGTATGCGTTCAACTACTTGCTCATACGCGATATTCACGACGTGATGACTTTGGGCGAGCTAGGCCAGACGCCGTTAAACAAATTTGCAG